CGGGGTCAGACTCAACATAATATTTGAGGTCGCCCTTCATAACCTTTAGACCGTCAAAGGGATCGTCTGCCCAGTTGTTATAGCGTATTTCTTCCTGAGACATTTTTCCATTGAACCACAACCACTTCTTTTTCAGTAGTATGTTCTGTTTGTCTTCAGTTCGTTTGAGTAGAAACTTTGCTTGCGTGAGGTATCCCAGATACTTAGCGTGTAGTTTGGGAGTGTTGCGGGATGCTTCATCTAGTTTATGCTCAATTTCACAGTCTTGAGACCATTGCTCAAGTATATCATCTAAATCCATATAATCTCTTTAAATTATTTCAAAATAAGAAAATCTAAATTCCGCATTAAAGGTGAGAAACTCTACACCTGAGTTAGTTGCTTCCATAGAAACATCTCCTATACTAACTGGGACACAATCTCGGTATTTAAATTCTACATTCTTGTTGTTAGAGTTTGAGAGTGCAGTGATAACGATATCGGAATAAGTTGCCGTTGGCGAACTACTCCGACTATAAGCATCACGCGCATTCACTTGCTCTGTGTTAACAAGTCTTAACATCCATTCATACATTTCAATATATGACTTGAAGTCTTCGTCAAGAAGCACATCCATAGTCAGGGAACCATATGTCATGGTATTTCCTGGCATCGGCACACCACCAATACGGGAGAACGGAACTTCTGCTGGACTATTGCTTGCTCCTGGGTGATTTACTCGCTGCACGAAGAAACGCAGATTTGAGTAGTTCTGTCGGTCTATTACAACTCTAAACGATGTGGGTTGAAATAGATTAATATTTTCTGATAAATTATTCAAGGGTTTTCCTATTCATTACACACTATTATAAGCATTCGGAATGAGAATGCAAGTACTTTATTAACAGTCCCACGCCTTTCGAGACCAGTAATTTGCTTTAGTCTTATCCTTGCCACCGCCCTCAATACCAGCAGACCTTGCACAATAGGATTTCTTGTTTGATTTCTGATCCTTCTTAATACTCATACTCTTATCGCCAAAGTTCACTTTCTTGACGTTACCAGTACTGGGGTCTTTAACAAACACTTTAGACTTTTTAACATCACCACTCATAGGTTTATTGAGGGCAACAGTTTTGCCCTGATAGGTCGCTTCTCTGATGTCTTTAAATGATTTCATTGATAATCTCTATTGTTTATCTTTATTTATATTACCTATTTATTTAGGCATAAAAAAAGGCAACCCGATGGGTTGCCAATAAAAGTGGTGGCTTTAGATGCCACTCTTTTTATAGTAAGTGACTCTTAGAATATCCAAGAGTCCTTTTCTATTTACTTACCGATATTACGCGAGGATATGGTCAACACGGAAGATGCGGTAGTACTGGTTAGTCTTCACAGCAGCAAGACCATCTGACCCGTCAACATAAGGGTTGGATGCCATACCGTAGCGAGTCTTAAACCCGATGCGTGGCTGGAAGTCATTCTCGCCAACCGCACGAACCATCTGAAGAGGAACGTAAGGGCAGTAGAAAACACCAGCGTCATAAGGGTTAGTACCTTTATAACCAACAGTTACATAATCTGCAACGGCATAGGGGTCTATGTAGACCTTGATGCGACCATTCAGGACACCAGCAAAGGTGTTGCCTGTATCATCTACTTGCAAAGAAGTAGAAAGTGCAGGAGCGTAGTCCAGCATGCCAGAAGCAACGAGAGCAGTAGCAACGTCAGAAGAACAGATAACAACGTTACCTTTGCCCCTACGAGTTTCTTTTGCAATTACGTTGCATTCACGGTCAAGTTGTACCAACAGACCTTTGAACTTCTCAACAGACCAACGGCCGTCAGCATCAGTGCTAAGATCGAACACACCGTTAACTGCGGTGTTAGACTGTAAGCAACCAATTTTTGCTTGACTGTTGATAGTACGGATAACTTCACGGTTAATTTCCGCGAGGATTTCAGTGCTAAGAATGTTAGCAAGTTCTGCTTCAGCGTCAAGACCGTGAATTGCTTTCAAGTCTTGTGCCAATTCAATGGTGTACTCTGCTTTCAGAGCGCGAGACTTAGCAGTTACAGTTGACTTATCGATGGTGAAACCCATCTCAGCGAATTCGCTGTAGCCAGTGCCAGTGCCGAGTTGCTCTGCGTCAGTAACAGACATACCTTGACCAACTTTAGGGTTGGTGGTGTCACTAGGATTTAGTGGGGCGGCATCTGTGCTATCAAGTCCAGATGGACCTTGAACACCAGTGCTTTGATTGACTGAACTATCACCAGAGAAAGGCGTGATTGCTTCGTCAAACAGTGCCTCATTGCCAGAAGTTGCTCCACCGCGAGTGGTTTTATACTTAGACTTCATAGAGAAGATAAGACCAGTAGGACCAGACATAGGTTGAACACCACATACGTCATATGCCATCAGGTTAGGCATTGCCCTGCGAACCAAAGAAATCAGGACGGGGTCCCAGTTGGAAGCAGAACCAGTGTTGTTAGCAGGTGCCGCTTCAGAAAGGAAAGACTGTTGTGAACCTTCGGCAATCATTGCCTTTTCTTGGTTCTCAAGAATGGCAGCAGTTACATTTCGACGGTGACGGTCTTCGATTTTGCCTGAACTTTCTTCGTTCAGAACGGGAGCCCATTTTTCAACTAGGCTTTGATAATTAATATCCATTTTAATACTCCTAAATTTTAAATTATGTTACATTTGTTTTGCGGATTGCGGAAAGATAGCGTTCCATTGAAGGTGTTGCTTCTTCGCGGAGGACTTCTTCCTCACTGTGCGATTCTTCAAGACTTTCTGTACTTGCTATAGTGCTTGTGCTTTGAGAAAAATATGATTCTTTAACTGTATCAACCTTTTGTGCGAACGAATCTTCGTCATCAAACTGGAGGTCTTCAACTAATGATACAAACTTTTCTACTTGTGTGTCAGCAAGACCGTGTGACGCTTCGTTAATGATAGCGTAACGCTTCAGCAGTTCTACTTCCTCACCAAGTTCGATAGCCTTTGCAGTAGTACTGTAGAGAGACTCTTCGAGTTCTTCTACTTGCACTGCGAGGTCATCGACCAGATCAACCTTTGTGTCAGGTACATCAATGTAAGACTCTTCGAATAATCCTTTCAGATTCTCCATGAAGTTCTCAGCAATTTCAGTACGCAGACCGTCTTGGATGGCGACACGATTTTCTTCCATCCAGTTCTCAACTACATAGTTAAGGTAGGAATCAACTTTTTCTACAAGTTCATCACGCTGGGCAACTACTTCCTCAGCTAGACGCTCTTCATAAGAAGATTCAATGCGCTCGACTTCTTCAGCGAGCTTAGTTTTTAGTGCAGATTCGAAAATAACAGCAGTCTTTTGCTTGAACTCATCGCTGAGTGTTGCTTCAGACTCTACCAGTGCATTGAGGTCTTCAGAGAAGTCTGCTTCTGTTGCCATTACTGGAACATAACGCCTTTCTGAAACTTCTTCACCTTCGCCAAAAAAGGCATCATAGGCATCAGCAAGGTCTTCTTTGCTCATGTCACTGAGGTGATTATACATGTCACTAACCATTCCAGCTTTGCTTTTCAGGTTAGATTTTTCACTATTCTTCTTATCTCCTTTACGAGCAGGTGCTTGACCTTTTACGCCTTTAGTAGCAGCAGCATCGACAGCGTCAACACTTTGCTTCTCGGCATTTTCGCCATCGAAAGCTTCTTCGACTTCCAGCTCATCGTGGAGTTCTGTAAGTTTGTTATCCATATTGGACTCCTTGTTTATAAGTTTTTCTTAAATGATGAGAGGAAATTCTTAAACTCTCGCGCCTGTTCTGGATAAGAACCTACACGGGGAGTACAGTTATTTTCAGTCTCTTGCTCTTCACATATTTCCTGTGGGATAAGAACTCCATTACTCCAGTTCCATTCTACACCTTCCATAATTCCATTAACGAAAGCGTTTGGTGCAGATGGATCTTGTACGATGTCAATCGTACTAAGAGTAAAGTCGTCTTTCACATACATGGCACCGCCACGCTCCACAAGACTACCCATTCCTCTAGTTGAGACACCAAGGTTGACACCGCCTTCAAGCAAACCTTTTACAATTTGTCCCATCGGAGTATCTAATATTGATGCCTTACCTACCACATCATTGCCTTCCCAATGAAGGTCAGTGATTAGGTGGGATACTTTGTCGAGGTTGACGGTCGGACCTTCGGGATGGTTCAACTCGCCAACTGCTCGATTCTTCGATACTTGCGTATCGACATATTTAGCAACCGCATTTTCCATTATTGCTTTTGGATAGATGCGACCATTTCTATTCTTTTGTTCTGCTTGCGCGAATACGCCTTCAATTTGAAACTTTTTAGTCCCATCTTCCTTCTTCTCAATAAGACAGGAGATATTATGTTCGTTGTATTCAGCAATTAGTTTCATGTTAGTTCCTTCATTGCCATATCGATTGCTTTTTTGGCATCCTTCTCACTACGGAAAGTGTCCAGTTTATCACCATCAATATAGGCGACAAACCCTTTTGAGTCTTTTACAATCTCAACAGGGTACTTGCCCATCTTCTTCTTAAAAACGGGAGTACTTTTCGCCTCTCGTATTTCTTTAAATGATTTCATTAAAGATGTTCCCTTAGTAAGTCTATAGTTTATTTATAAGTTTTATTTATTTGAAATAGACTATTGTTCCAAAGAATCTTCAATCTCAGCAGTAATGTCTTCCCATTCCGAATCTTCCGAACTAATATCTTCTTCTTCTTCTGGAATTACATCTTCTTCTGCGTCATCATATCCATCGGGCGATTCTTCGTCAGCACCGTTGTATGCTATGTTAGCGATACGAATCTTTTCCGCTTCAAGGGAATCAAACACCTTGTCATTAATAAGATTTTCAAAGTGACCTTTCGCTTGAGAAAGGTTCTTTTGACGAATAGCGTCAAGCATTGTCTCTACGTCACTACCGTGACCTTGCTCTTCGCCTTCATCGTATTCATCGTATTCGTTATCTTCAATCATTGTTGTTTCTCCTATAGTCATAATGATTTAATCTTGTCGTGCTTCTGGTGCTTTTTCTGAACGTCTAACTTCGATGTCCTTGCTATCTTCGGTATCCTTTTCTGCTTCCTTTTCAGAAGTTCCTATTGGGTTAACTGCTGGTGCTTTAGGCACAGTCACAGAATCATTACCGTCTTCATGGTCATCGGGGTCTATTTCTCCTGAGGCCACTTCTTTCTTCATTTGCTTATACATTTCTGCCGACTCTTCATCATCGAAGCGCATAATATTTTTCATCAGCCATTCTTTAGAAAAGTATTCGCCAACATACTGTACCGACTGATCCATAAGACCCAAACGCTCTCGAAGGACTTCGGCATCCTTCAATTCTGTGTAGTGGTTATCTTTATAGTAGTCAATCCTGACTCGGTTGCTAAACTTATCGTGCCAGTCTACTTCGGTAATGATACCCTTGAGAATAAGTTGCTGACGCAAGATACCAGTGAAGAGTTTAGAGAACCGCATTCGCAGACGAGTGATAAACTTCTGGAACTTAATCTCTTCTCGCGTAATCTCAGTAGCACGACCAATAGAGTACGCTTGCTCTTGCTCAAGGCGAGATACAGGGACATTTAATGACTGGTAAACTTTTCGTTGGAAGTATTTGATATCATCAATCTCACCAAGGTTTGAACCGCCAGGAAGTGTGCTAACTTCTGTTCCTCGTCCACCTTCTCTTCGGGGCAACCAGAAATCATCCAGCATTGTCATATGCTTACGACTGTCTTTCAGTTCACCTGTATTGCCATCGTAGACTAACTTGTTACGATAGCGAGTCATAAGACTGTTGAGATATTCTTCTGCCTTCGCTTTAGGAAGGTTACCAGTATCAACATAGAAAATTCTACGCTCTGGTGCGCGAGCCATGCGATAGATGATAAGAGAATCTTCCATCATACGCAGTTGGTTTATTACTCGCAATGCTTTGTGTAGGTTAGATACTACTTTGGTTCGACTTTCATCTAGTAAACCTGAAGTCACATAACTTACAGAATCACTAGAAAGTTTAACACCACCAGTTTTTCCACCTTCAGTATCAGCATTTGAAATTCCACTTGCTCTTCCGTATGTACTACCAACCATAGTATCGTTAAATATGTAAAACTCCTCAACATTGTCAATGAGAGTAACACCATTTTCGTTGGTCTTCTTTTTAACGTGCCTAACTTTACGAATTTTTAAAGAATCTACAAAACGAACTTCTCGAATACCTGCCTTCAGATTATTCTTATCTACTACAAGGTGATGATAAAGTCTACCATCAACATACCAACAACGGAACATGTCGTGTGCGCGTTCATTAAAGTTCATTATGTTTAGCAGTTTTTCAAACTCATCTGCTACTTTCTTTTTGATAGAAGCAGAGACATCAACCATATCAAGGTCAATATCTACAACAACATCATTTGTTTGGGGTACAACAATTGCTTCGTTGACAATCTCTTCAATTGCCATATCTACTTCGGGTTGCTGTGCTGCTTGCCGATACTTGCGAATTAAATCGTGTTGATCCTTTACGGTTAAATCACCGTAAATGTCCATCGACATACCATAGTGGTTTGCTCCAGAGGTTATATAACCAGCACCATCATCATCAGTAGGTGCTACCACGGATGCGTTTTTAAGAGGCTCGGTGACTTTTTTGTCTTCCGCGCTTCTCTTTATCTCAAATCCGAATAGTTTTACGCCATCTGCCATTTCTTAATCCTTAATATAAAATAAAAAAATAGGAGGGGAGAAAATCCCCCCCTCCCATTTACTTATAACCCAAAAACTACAGGGTATTATCATTAGTCCAGTAATCGAACTCAAAGGTCACTGTGAACTCTTCAATCGCGGTTACTTGGTCATAACTAAGTTCAATGTTACCAAGTGCGCTTGGAAACGCATTTTTCAGACTATAAGTTTTAATAGGTGTTCCGACTTGGTTAAGTTGTTGTACTTCAATGTTGGAGGCGTATGTGCCATATCCAGCATTATCAGCAAAAACTCCTAAATTTTCTCGGTGACTATTAATACCGTTCATCCATCGTTCAAAAGAATTTCGAACATTAAAATTGGTATCATTATATATTGTTACTTCCCAAGGTTCAAATGTGCGGTCTCCAGGTAATTTCACGATTCGTCCTCGAAACGGCACTTCTACCGTTCCGAGGGTTGAACCAGGAATTACTGCTGCGCGACACATAAAAGATGTCAATTCGGTATTTCCACCTGCATACCCTGGAAATGCCACATCGATTGAAAATAGGTTGGCTCTTGCACCACCACCCGTCATCTTGCCTCGGAAGTCATCTACTCTTAAAACTGCCATAAGTTACTCCTAGATTTCTTCTGTTAAATTTGTCGTAATTGCTGAGATGTAATTCCACCAGAAATAATTTCATCAAAATCTGCGCCAGTGCGTGTAGCAATGAAATCGATAGTAATGAAGTTAATGCTTCGTGCTGGTTTGATGAACAATGCTGCTCGCATTTCATTGCGGTCAATGACTTCAGGTGTGTTGTTTGTTTCATCACACTGTACCCGAAAGTCAAATATTCCTCTTCGTCCTTGAATCTCTCGCAAGATAGGTTCAACAACTGCAACGAACTCAGATCGTGTAAACTCATCGTTAAATTCAAATAAGAAGTTTCGTGCTGCAAGAGCAACAGATTTCTCAATTGCAAGGAATAATCTACGAACTCCAATACGGTCAAACGCTGAAGGTCGAGAAAGTTTAGTCTTATCTCCCCACAACAAAGTTCCCCTATTTGGATATGTAACAATTGGGTTAACATTCGCCTTGTACAAAGTATCCCTTTGCGTTCTTGAGGGACTGTATGCAAGGTTTGTTACACCAACATATTCTCCACGCTTTTCACCAGCAGGTGACCACCAAGGACCGTAGTTATAATCGCTGAATGCCATTATACCAGCAGTGCTTGATGCAGCAGGAATATAGATATATTGATCATTATACTTATCATAAACACGGAGATAATTATTATCTACAGCAAGATAAGATGAACTAGGAAATGTATTGGTAGTAGCCAAAGTCTCACCAACTGGGTCGTTTTGGTTTATAACTGCTGCTCGGTTAGGAGAAGCAACTACTAAACAATCCTTACGAATTTTACCTGCTATACCAACCAAATTAGCGATAACAGTCCGTTGTTGAGTTGCTGTATTCATGCCTGGGGCAATTATCAACTGTATATCGGTTGTATCTGGGTCTTCAAATAAGTCGAAACCTACTTCATAGTCCCCCTCATCCAAAGGTTGGGCATCGTCTTTGCCCCTACTCAATCCTGTAGAACTTGTCTCATTAGTCCAAGACGCGATACCCAACTTGTAATTGATTCCTGATCCATCGGATGGGGGATTTGTACCCCAATTATCACCAGCAGGAGTTGCGTCTTGAGTCCACTTACTGAACCAAACATACTTTGAAGCATTATTAATTACAGTCCTAACATAGTTGTCGCCACCGTCTGTAGTTTTTGCGGCTGGAGCAACAGAGACATATGGGTAGACTTCAAGAACTGTTCCTTTAGTTCCACTAAAGAGACCGTCAGAATCGATAATAGCGACATGTATTTCATCGCAGGCACTATCGAGATTGCCAGGTTGACCCAAACACCAAGGGGAAGTACCAGGAGCAGATAAAAATTCTGATTTATACTTCCAAGTCTGGAAAGCGGTTTCCGTCTGATCCGTTGTGTTGTTGACTTGTTGAGCAAAGACTGATATAGCAAGTGAATTGCCTATAGCACCTGGGTACTTTGCAGTAAACGAGTTAGCGATATTTGTTTCTTGTGCGTCCCAATTCTCCTCGTTTTTAACTAAAATTCTGGTATCTACAACAGTAGAATTATTAGCATTAAGTGCTGAGTCACCTAAAGTAACGGTGCCAGTTGAGATAGCTCGGTTTATGATAAGGTTTCCAGAATATCGTAAAAATTGATTACAGGAGAAATAATCTACTGCCATATCAATATCAGGTACTCCATAGATTCCAGCCAATTGACCTTCATCTTGGACTCTGACAGGTTTTCCAACTGGTCCCCACTTGAATGCACCCACGAATCCAGAAAGAGATGTTTCAACATTGGGAGCAACCCCAGTTAGGTCAAATTCTCTTACGGCAATTCCAGGTGACAGTAACGGTGTTGTTAGTGCCATTTTGTGTTCCTCTTTTTCATTTTTTTATAAGAAGTTTTCATTATAAGGATGACACCCGTTGTGGGATGTTCACTAGTATTTATTTATACTTTACCAGTTTTTGATTATTTAGGCATTAAAAAAACCATCATCTTCTTGTTGGTGAAAAATACTCCAAGGGTCTAACTTTTCCTCATAGGAATAGTCGTTCAATCCTATGTCATCGTGGAAACCGAATGACGGGACATCTGCTTCTATCTCTTGCATTCTTTGGTCAAACATCATCTTCTTGATATTGATGTCCGTCATTTCTTGGAAGACTGGGGAGGTAACAAAGTATCCAAACATAACAAGGTTCATCATTAGGTCATCGTGGTTGCCATCAGTCGCCTCATAGGATTGACCCTTTGCCTCAAATGTACTTATCTCCATGATAGTTTCTTCATCCACCACCTCTAACTTATTTTCTTCTAGTAAGTCTTTTATCCCAGAGCAACCCAACCGCTTAGTTCTCCGCGTCATCTCAATACCGATACCAGATGACTTGAGTGCAGAAGACATGTGAACATTTTCATATTCAAGTTCCTGATACAATCCGTGGCATACTAACTGTCCAGCATCGTTGGACTCAATAATGACATATGCCTCATTATAGACTTTCGCAAACTTATAGATAATAGTAGGGAAGAGTATTGGAGAAATTAAATTATTCCGATACACTGCGACCTGCTTAAACGGGCGTGAAGATATATCGATTACGTTAAACGTACTAAAATCCTGACCTCGACCCTTCGCCACATCCACAGTCATAATGTACTGTGAACCTTTACGAGTCTCCTCGTAGATAAGTAGGTCACCACCTTCCAGAATGGATTTTGGTCTCTTTGCTTTCAACCCCAGTAATGTTTGTGGGTTGATGAGAGTCTGTCCAGTTCCAAAAAAAGTGTTTCCAAATTCCTGTTCGAACTGCAACTCAGAAGTGTTAGCAATCGTCTGCTCTTTCCATGCCTCGTCACGCCCAGGAACATCCCACCAATCAACACGGAATGGTTGATACTCACTTACCCCTTGCTCTGCACCTTGCCAGATTTTATGGAACTGATTACCGATACCGTTTGCGGTAGAAGTAATAATTACCTTTGTATCAAGACCAGATGAAATTACAGGATAGGTTGAAGTGTAGAACTCTGTTCCCTTCTCAACGAATGCGAACTCATCAAGGAATAGTAAGTTGACAGAGTAACCCCGAATAGAACTACTGCTTGTAGATTCTGCAAGTATCCTACTGTTATTACTAAACTCTATGTTGCCTTTGTTTAGAGTCTTACATCCAGGTTGCAGATAGTAAGGAAGGTTCTCAAGCATCAAAGTGACCCTTGCAAGCATCTCTCTTGCCGTCTGTCCTCTGTTAGCGAGGATAGCAATGGTTTTCTCAGGGTGAAACAATGCGAACCATAGGAGGTATCCTACAGACGAAATAGACTTACCAGACTGTCGGCATGCAAGGACAACGTTGAAACGGTTTTCATTGAAGTGCTTGAACATCTTTTCCTGATATGGATACAGGTCGAATGGCACAAGACCATCGTTCAAGTTGATAACTTTTAGGTGGGTTCGTGCAAAGTAGGCGGGGTCTGCCATGCATCGTGCATACTCAGAAACTTTCGCTTGTGTCCAATCCTCGTCAATCCCATCTTTCTTAACGAAGTTGTTGCCCAAATAGTGGTTGTGTCCCGCTAAAAATGTAGTATCAATAATGGGGTCTACAACTGCAACCTCACTCACTATCGATTTCTCCATCTATGATGTCGTTAACCTTCGCAACTTCCTTTTGGTTGATGTCTTTCAACATTCTTTGGAGGTCAGTAGTTGACCCAACAAAAAGATTATTGGTAGTCCCTGCTTGGGGAAGGGCGATAGGGTTAGGGTTGATTAACTTATCGATTTGAATTTCTTTGCGGTGCAAGTCCATCAACTGACCAGAGGTGTCAGCAGTATCCTTTATCAACTTGGCGAGGACTTCGTATGCTCTGGGATGTTCAGATTGCTTTGCAACCTCAATCATTTCCTCAACTCCATCGCGACCTTTGTTTATCAGGTCGTAGAGAGTTTCTCTTGTGAACTCAAAATCATTATCTCGATCTTTCTCAGACATATCATAACCTATTAATGTGGATGTGGTAAAGGATTATCACCGTCACTATCAATAACTTGGGTAATTATTGTGTAATCACTGTCAGGCGATACTGGGCGAGGATTAGTCTTCACTCTACTTGTTTCAAGATATTCTTCGCCAACCCATGTATCAAAGTAGTCCACATCGATTTGTGTAATAATTTTACCAGCATCAGGTTTAGGTCCGTAAAATGACATCTTCATATCAAATGTAAGTGTATAAATTACAGTTCTACGGTCTTCTAAATTTCCCTCGAAACTATCAGTGAAGGCAACTCCGTTTAGTATGACAGGAACATCTTCTACAATGGTGGGGTAATCTTCCATCGGTTTAACATTTACTGTATACTGCGGATTAAAGTAAGGCAGTATTTGTTCTACTATTTGCAGTGCATCGTCATGGTGCTTCGCGTATACATTTAACTCAAACGAAATGGTATAAGGAACACTTGTGTAAAACTTTGCGCCCGATCTGTCCGAATCGAAGGCAGTCTTTGTAAAATAGTTAGTCTTTGGTAACTGACGCTGTGGGTCATATGCCATACTGATTATCTCAAACGACATACGAGGCAACTTTATTGCAAGTTGATTCTCAACATCTCTATCGCCAGCAGCATTCATCTCAGCAATACGTTGTAGGAACTTTCTTTGTGGTGCGTAGGCGAGAGGAACTTTCATCTGACTAACGACTTTTTTTCCTTCCTTCCGTATTATGTATAAGTCATTAAACATCGCCCCAAAAACGGCAACTGACATACGGACTCTTTGATTGTAAAAATATTTTCCAAACATTAACTTATATTCCCAAAGGGGTTATCTTGACTAAAATCAATAAACTCAAACGATGAGATGTCAAAAGATGGTACGGCAGCCGATGCCGAGTCTGGTGCGCCTGGACTTCCTGCCTGAATATTCTGCATTTCCGTTACAGCATCAATTCTTGCGATGGAGTTTAATAGTGAACCTGTAACTTGTTTTCCAACTGCAAAGTTGTGGAAGTCTCCATCGTAGTCTGCACCTGTGTGCGCTAAGAATACATTCAAGTCTGAGTCCATCCACTCAACAACCTTACCTTGCATTATATGGGTATCAGTTTCCATAGAAACTGTCTCACCATTTTCAAATCCGTTTGATGCGGAGTCAAGGGTAAGTCGCCACTGGTATGCAGCAAATCTTTCAATGCGGTCAATCTCAGGAATATCTGTATTGAATCTTTCGTCACTATATTCAAACTTTTCACAACGCATTTTAAATGTTGGGAGATTTGCCAACTGATAGAATGGGTTATCGTCTTCAACCTTCATCACCTCAAAGGTCGCACCCGCCATTGGCATATGAATCAGGTCACCTTCGCGTGGACGGTAATACTTACTACCACCGACTGTGCTTCCCGTTATAGGTTCTTCATGATTGCGTATTTCTGTATTCCACCTTCTTCGTGAAATAATAAATGTTACAGCATCTCTTATCTCGACACCGAACTTTGAGAATAAATCTCCGTCCCCATCAAATCCTTCTACACTCTCAAGGTAGACTTCAACTTTATATGCGTAATTAAATTGAGATAAAACCGTGTCATCAAATATCATATCGCGATGGACTACTTCGCGGGGGATATAATAAATCTCCATCCCGAAATTTTTGATAGACTCGGTTATGAGGTCTTCGTAGAGTGCTTGCTCTGAAGCAACATTGTAGTTGAAATAGGGATTAATCGCCATTTCTTATCTACCCAATGAGGAAATCGGGTGGAACTTCTTGCTCTAACCGCATCCTTTCGCGGAGTTCTCTTATTTCAGTCTTCGCTTCTTCGAGAATAGTTCTTCCATTAATAGTGACACCACCTGGCAATTGCATTCCATCAAACTTAGACATGTTCTGACCCCACTGCTCTTTAATTAATGCAGTGGTATAGTCCTTCATAAACATATCGTTCCATATATTAACATCTTCAACAGTTTTATAAACTTCGCAGCAGACATATGTCCCTGCCTTCATTTGCTTGTCTACGATATCACTCCAGATGTAAAGTCTATTCTGTCTGCGAGAAAAGGTTACCAGAGGTAGTCCGATAATCTCCATGTCGATAAGGGCAGCATAAGACCTTGCTTGCCTCAGATACGCGAGTCCACCACCCGCAATACCCTTTGCCATGTTGCCACCAAAACTGGCAGTGTCAGTTGACCACATAGCAGCACCACCAGTTACATTACCAAAAACCGTTCTAGAAGGGAACATTTTAGTGACATAAATTATACTTTCTGGAATAGTAATATATTCATTTGTAATATCATCTGCGGTGAGTGCATGCTGATGGTAGGTACGATAAGTTGCGTCCGAGTGGAACTCACGATAAGTCTGTAAAGCATCATCAACTTTATCTTCGATTTGCCCCACATCGACATTCACTTCAATTACTGGTTCTCCAAGTCTACGGAGACAGTATTGAATTAAGTTCTGCCTTGTTGATATGACTGCCATTATTATTTCCTGACCTTATTGATTTCATTATTATTTATACTACTAAAAGCGATGAAAGATTTAAAAAACGAAGTTCAGCGGTTGCCTTTGTAACCACCTATAAAATCTGAAAAGGATATCTCTTCGTTTCCTGCGCTTCCGTTAGGAACATTTCTGTTGATATCTAACAGATACTGCGCCTGACCCCTCACCCTCCACAGAGCATAAATATTTGTCCACTTACGGACGGGCCCGACACCCGCCACTCCCCTCTCTTCGACGTAGCTAGTACTTACCAAGAAGCGATTGATAACCGAATTCGGACCAGTGCCACTTGCCGCGTTGGTTTTCCCTGGCCATGAAGATCCATCCGGTTCCACCATGCCTGGAGTCCCGTAATGCCACCTCCCCGCGCTTGGATGCGGATATGCAGCATTAGGTTTGCCAGCGTCGGTGTTTCCACGATTACCTTCTCCCCCAGTTGTGCTGCCAATTTTGGGACCAACTCCTTGGTTTGTACCTGCATTGTTTTGCGTTGTGGTTTGTTGTATAATATTGCCTCCCCATCGCCAGGTCCTGGTGATGTCTGTGTTGGCGACATATTGATTCTCGATACTTACACCAAAAACCGTAGCACCTGGACCCCACCTCTCAATAACTGTTGTTCTCGCATAATTAGCTGAAGTGTAGTTTCCCTCATAACCTGTAGATGGCGGTGGTTTATCTAGATAGTACTGGTCATTATAAAATATCAATGTTGTTTCCTTTACGAGTCCAGAGTTATTGCCAGTCCTATAATAATTACTGAGATTAACATTGGTCGATTCCCCACCGTATGTTTGGCGGATAGTATTGCGTAATTTAATATTATTCTTGTGTATCGCCATTATGCTTTCAACTCCTCAACTTCTGCTTTGAGTTCCTTTATCGCTTCAATGAGAAGAGGAATCAGTTTTTCATATCGAACTGCCAGATAACCATCATCTCTTTCTGTTACTACGTCAGGAAGTCCCAATGCCTGAACCTCTTGTGCTATGACACCAGTCTCGCTTCCAACTTTATCAGTCTTATCATTCCAATCGAAAGTGTTACCACTGAGTGAAGCGACCTTTTCCAAAGCATTTGATATGGGCGTGATGTTATCCTTCAACCTTTCATCAGAAGAAAGGTATGCTGTGATGTCGCCTTTCGCTGTAATAGCACCGTCAACAGCGACCGACCCGCTACACGATAATGATGTTAACTTACCTACTGAAGTAATATTGCCCTGTGCGGCAGATGATACAGTTGCCGCACTTCCTGATGTGTTTTGATTACCCGAAGTATTAACACCTGGGAGGTTAATATTGGCAGTGCCATTGAAACTGACTCCACCAATTGTTCTTGAGGTTGCTAACTTGGTTGCTGAA